CGAACAGTGCTGTCTCTACGCTCCTCGGTCAAATCGGTGACACGAAGGGCGACGGACAGATGCAGGCTCCTACGGCTAAGCATGTGCTGGCGCTCATCGCCAAGTCTCTCTCTGAGCATCTGAATGAGGCTATCTGGGCTGGCAGGCGCAATGCCAACGGTGACACTACGCTTGACCTCTTTGACGGCTTCGATACGATTACCGCCAACGAGATTACGGCTGGTGCAATTGCCGCTGAAGAGGGCAATTACATGAAGCTCACCGATGCCATCACCAATGACAATGCGGTGGACATCGCCAAGGAAATTCTCTTCTCTCTTGACCCGCGCCTGCGTGCCCAGGATCTTTATATGTTCTGTACGCAGGAGTTCGCTGATGCCTACAACGAGAGCTATCTGCTCACGCATGGCGGCATCAACTACAACACGAAGTATGGTCAGGACACTGTGGAAGGCTCGAATGGCCGCCTGCACATCGTGCCGATGTTCAATAAGATTGGCTCCAAGTTCATCCACATCTGTCCGAAGATTAACATGCTCGTAGGTTATGACCAGATGGGCGACATCGAGTCTGTTATGGTCAAGGAGTATGAGCCGTTCATCCTCTCCTACATCGCTACCATGTTCTTCGGTGTACAGTTCGAGTCTATCGACAAGCGCCGCTTCAAGGTCATTGAGCTGGCTGACTCCGCTCAGTCTGGCAATGGTGGCAATGCTGGCGGTGGCAGCAATGCCGGTGGTGGTACTACTGGTGGCGGTGACAATGCCGGAGGTGGTGCTGCAGGCGGTGGAGAAAATGATGGTGGAGATTAAATCACCCTAATCTCTATTCTCTAATCTCTAATCCTTACTTATTATGCCAGTAAATTGCTCTCCTCTTCAAAAGTCGTTGGCATGGTGCATGGGCAAGCCTGAGCTGCCCGGCATCTGCCGACGCATCTACTACATCTCCAAGGACCAGATTGCCATATGGCCGGCTTACATCCGCGATTATTCCAATCGCAGGACAACCAAGCCTGCTTACAGGGGTGATTTCGTCCTCGAAGCTGATGCCAAATGGAAGTACATTGACATACTGCCTGATAAGTCGCAGCTGACTTCGGAGGCTCAGGGCGAGATTCCTTCACAGACACAGTTGAACAAGCTGGTGGCTGTGCATCCTGGTGTCGGCCCTGAAGCTACTGCGGCTGCCTGCTATCTCAACAACGGCGACAATGTTTTCCTTGTCGAGGACATGAAGGGTTTCTTCCGCGTTGTAGGGTGTGCTAGGTGGATTACCAAGACGACTGTCACACAGGACAATGGCCAAGGGCCTACGGGTTCCGTTTCCACCACTATCAACGTGGAAGCTACGGACGAAGTGCCTGCCCCCTTCTATTCTGGCATCATCGAGACAGAGGACGGCGATCTCTATGGTGAATCTTATGATGATTCTGATGATGGCCCAGTTCCTGTCTATGACAACATCGTTAGCATCAATGGCGTAGAACAAAATGTTTCTGGTGGGGAAATCAGCGTTCATGGGCCATTGAGATCTTTGGTCTTCACTGGTCAAGACATGTTGATGATTAAAGTACAAGTTGACAGGAACACCTTGGTAAGGGCTGATATGTCAGACGATGGCACTTCTGCTTCTTGGACAGGCAATGTGGAGGCTCCTACGTCTGTGCTTGTCACCAAACGCGTCGGAAACCAAAGTGAGCTGTGGTTCATCATCAGAATTACGTAAACTGTCTCATAACTCTCTCTATTCTACGTTTTAACTTTTCAATGTTTCAACTTTTCAACTTTTACTATCATGCCAGCTAATTGCTCTCCTTTCCAAAAATCCCTGAATTGGTGCATGGGTACGCCTGAGCTGCCCGGCATCCGCAGGCGTATCTACTACATCTCGAAGGACCAGATTGCTGCCTGGCCGCCCTATAACCGTGACGTGAATACCCATAGGACTAAGACCGCTGTCCTGACGGGTAACTTCACGCTCGTTGCGGATGCCAAGTGGAAGTACATCGACATCCTTCCTGACAAGTCCCAGCTGACTTCTGAAGCACAGGGCGAAATCCCATGCCAGACGCAGCTTAACAAACTGGTTGCCGTGCATCCTGGTGTCGGGCCTGAAGCTTCGGCTGCTGCCTGCTACTTGAACAACAGCGACAATGTGTTCATCGTAGAGGACACCAAGGGATGGTACCGTGTCGTGGGCAGCTCGAAGTGGATTACCAAGACAACTGTCACACAGGACAATGGTCAAGGTCCTACGGGCACCGTTGCCACCACTATCAACGTGGAAGCTACGGACGAAGTGCCTGCTCCTTTCTACATGGGGCTTATCGAGACAGAGGACGGCAACATCGATTGCACTGCTTTTGAAGAATAATCCTTGTTTCCTGCTTTTCTTCGTGGCCGCGCCCGAAGGTGTGTGTACGCACATCTTTGGGCGTTTTTGGTTATTCATCATTAAATCTGCCCATTGCTATGATAGATGAAATCACCTCTGAAATCACACTGCCTGCAGACATCGCTTCGCTGACTGCGGACATTGCCTTGCCTGAAATGCCTGATGTTTCTTTGGATGTTTCTAAGGATAAGGACATCTTCGGCAGCAAGGCGCGTAAGGCTTGGGACAAGTCTGAGGAGGCACGATGTGATTTCCAGTACCACCTTCGCCTGACTCGAAGGGCTTCAACTTCGTTCATCTCCATCTGGCAGAAGTCGGTATTCGGAAGGACGCTGACTGACATCAAGAGTGATGACAGTATGATACCCTACTTCGTGGAAAAACTTGTGCCTGTCATTCAGGAAATGATAGGCTACAATCTATCATCTGGAGATTGGGCTTTGGTGACTACACCCATGAGAAGGCATCTGCAAAGGAACTTCGCTTCGCGCATCTCTGAAAAGCTGGCAGATTCCTTGGGCATTCCGTTCTATTATGACTGTGCGCGATGTCGCTCTAAGCAGCGCATTGGTGCTGTGTACGATGCAAACAATATCCCACATGAGCACAATGTGATTGTGTTCGATGACTTCGTTACGACTGGCTCCACTATACAGGCCATGAAGAACTTGTTGCACTCCGAAGGGAAGAATCCCATCTTTTTCTGCGGAATCAACAATAAATTATAAAAATTTCCCCAACTTCAGGTGCCGTTTTGTCCACCTGTGTATTTATACCCATTTTGCCCATTTAACCTATTAAGCCCATCTCATCATGAACAAAGTCTATTTCAATAATCCCCAGAGATTGACACAGCTCATCGGTGCCAATATATCCGTCATCGTGGCTGGCCGACGAACAGGGAAAACGGACTCTATAGCGGCTCCGTTTGTACTGCGGAACATGCAGCGTATGCCTGGCAGTACTGGCGGCATCGTGGTACCGACATTCAAGCATGGCCTCACTAACACGCTGCCTGGACTGTTCGCGGCTTGGAAGAGATGGGGATATATCAGGGGTGTTCACTATGTCATAGGACGCAAGCCGCCAAAGACGTTTGCCAAGCCTATCATTGAGCCTGCGGAATATGAGCATGTCATATCCTTCTACAACGGCTCTTGTGCTGTGATTATCTCACAGGACCGTCCAGGCTCTTCCAACTCGCTTACCCTCTCGTGGCTGCTGATTGACGAAGCAAAGTTCATTGATTACAACCGCCTGAAGGAAGAGACTCTTCCGGCGAATGGTGGTATCAAGTCACACTTCGGGAAGCATTCGTGCAATCACTCTATCCTCATTCTATCGGATATGCCACAGACTCAGAAGGGTTCGTGGTTCCTACATTACAAGGACAAAATGGACACGGAGGTTATTCGGGGCATCGAGGGCTTAGTCTATGATATATGGAAGCTCAAAGAGCGCATGAAGAGTATCAAGGCTTCGGGGAAAGATGTCCCGAAGGCTATGGTCTATCAGCTGCGGCATAAGGACAAGCAATTAAATCAGCTACGTTCTGTGGCTACTTACTACAAGGAGTATTCTTCTATCGAGAATCTGCAGCTGCTGGGTGAGAACTACATCCGGCAGATGAAGCGCGACCTTACGCCCCTCACCTTCCAGACTTCTATTCTCTGCCAGCGCATAGGCATCGCAAAGGATGGCTTCTATTCCTCAATGCGTGAGAAGCACAAGTATGATGCTTCTAACTTTGAATACCTCGATGAGATTGCGCAGTCGTTCTATGGGGATGAGAATTGTTCAATGGTCAATGTTCAATGTTCAATGGATTCACGCGCTGACCGCGACTGCAATCCCCTCGCCCCTATCTGCATCGGCATGGACTATAACGCGAACATCAACTGGATTGTCGCAGGTCAACCGTCTGGCAGACGATTGAACGTGCTCAAATCCTTCTATGTGAAGTTCGAGCGGAAACTGCCAGCACTCATCGATGATTTCTGCCGATATTACGCCTTCCATCAGAACAAAACGGTCATTTTCTACTATGACACTACGGCCCTTGGTTCAAACTATGCTGTGAACGAGCAGGATTTCCGTTGGGTGATTATACATGAGTTTGAACGGCATGGCTGGACTGTCAATGATATCTACCTTGGTAATCCGATGCGACATGATGAGAAGTTCCTGCTCATCAACCAGGCGTTTCAGGGGAAGCAGCGGCTAATGCCGTTCTTCAATCGCCAGAACAACGACGACCTGATTCTCGCTGTTCAGGCTGCCGGAGTGACACGCGGACGCAACGGATTCCACAAGGATAAAGGGGGTGAGAAGCTGGCCGAGACTGAGGAAGATTTGCTCGAACACCGTACCGACGGCACAGATGCCTTCGATACCTTGTTCATCGGGTGTGAAAAATTCCCCCAAAGTGATTACTCTGGAGGAATGGTGGATATGGGTGGCGTGATGTAGTTATAGGGATGATATGCTCCTATTGATTATACTTCGTTTAAGAGGAATGCCATGTACATAGGCAAAGTGAGCAATTGGTCACTGTTCCCGACATTGTAGTCTCCAAGTTTGAGACCACCCACTACATGGTATTTCTCTGGATGTTTCAGAACGGTTCGCATGGACTTGGTATTACCGCTGGTGGCCTTGCATTCTACAGGGGTACACTTACCCTTATAGCGTATAAGGAAATCGAGTTCCACCCCACCATCTTTATGATAGTAATAGAGCTTGCGGCCCATTTTCCCGAATATGTCAGCCACAAGGTTCTCCTTGATGGCACCATGGTAGCTGAGCAAATCGCCAGCAAGGATGCTCGATTGAGTGCCATCTTCCAGCATAGAAATGAGTAGGCCAATATCTGACATATATACCTTGAACTCACTCTTGATTTTATGGCCGTCCAAAGGAAGTTCTGTTATCTCCGTATTATAGCATCTGCGGATAATGCCTGCATCCTCTATCCATTGCAGACTACCGGCATAGTCACGACCTCTGCCTCCAGAACGTACTACCGTATAGCTGAACTTCTTGTACTCACGAGCCAGCTGGGCGGGTATTGACTCGAAGCATTCTCTGATGCGTGACTTGTCGGCTGCAGGAGCATACTTCACCATGTCTGCCTTATATTCTTCAACTATGCGACGCTGTACTGCAAGCACCTTGCCTATCTGCTTCGTTTCCATGAAAGTTGTCACAACCTCCGGCATACCACCTACCACCACATACTGATAGAGCAGTTCGCGAAATCTGTCGTGCAAGGCTTCTTCAATGGGTAATTCGTCCCTCAGGCATTTTCGAAGGTATTCTATGTGCATGTCCTTGATACCATTGGCCCAAAGCCATTCCTCAAAGTCCATCGGATACATGTCAACAATATCTTCGAAACCGACAGGAATAGATGCCTCCTCTTCTTCTTTCTTTTCTTCGGGAGTCTTGTAGCCGTTTACGCCCAACAAGGAACCTGTACACATCACTTGGTAGCGGCCGTCCTGATGGAAGTACTTCAGCGAACCTCTGGCCTTGGGACAATCCTGAATCTCATCGAAAACAAAGCAGGTCTCACCTGGTTCAATCTCTGCATCTGGCATGGCTGCAGTAATACGCATGATGATGGCATCCACCTCCAAGTTGGGAGTGAAAAACTTCTTGTAGTCTGGATGCTCACGAAAATCCAAATATACAACATGCTTAAAATTCTTAGTAGCAAAGTCCATTACACTGCTGGTCTTGCCACACTGACGGACACCTTTCACAACAAGTGGCTTGTGAGAAGCATCATCCAACCACGATTGGAGTACTTTTTCTATCTTCCTTTTGTACATATAAACACATTTTCATGCCGACTTTTTAATGTATTTTACACATTATCCACCCGACTTTTGGTGCAAAGATACACATTTTCTTGT